CACGAAGCGTTTAGCCAGCCAGACCAGAATTGGCCCGGGTCAACTGCTCCCAGTAAACAGACCCGATGAGTATCAGTATCTTCAAGGTCCGAGTGGCACCCCTGCTACTGCGTTTTCCTTGATGGAAAGAATTGAGCAGAATGTTGCACAACAGTTTGGTCTATATCACCCCAACGTTGTCCCGACCCAGACTCAGTTGACCCAGCAGTTCTTAGTCAACAATTTCTTCCTTGCTTGGTCTTCCGTCTACAAGCAGGTGTTTTCTCTTGCTATTCAATACATGCTTCCCGAGGAAATCGAGCGAGTGACCGGCAATCCGTTGCCAGCCACTTTCCTTGATAACCACCACATGTTCGACTTTGCAATCAAGTTTGACGTTAGAGAGCACGAGACTGATTACGTCCTCGAGAAACTTAAGACGTTCCAGCAGTTTGTTCTCCCGATGGACACAGGCGGTCTTATTGACCGAGGCAAACTTATTAATGCTATGGCTCTGGCTATTGCACCTGAGACAGCCAAGGATATACTCATCGACCAACAGACGGCAACTCAGAGACAGTATAAGGAAGTCCAGAACGACCTTGCACTCATGCTTAATGGCATGGAGGCTCAATACACGGAAAACGACCCCCAGGCTAACTCTAAGTTGCAAGCCATGCAGGATATCATGCAAAAGAACCCGAAGGCACAGCAAGCCTCTCAAGGTGACCCCGTATTCCAAGCCCTTTTGCAGAACTACTCCAAGAACCTTCAAATGTCAATTAGCCAACAAAAGAACGCCCAGATTGGCAGAACAGGCGTTTCTCCTGTGGGCAATCAGTTCGCTAAGCAAGCGCAAGCCGGTGAGCAGCAAGAACTTGCAGAACCTATGCAAATGCAACAGGCAATTAACCCTGTCGGACTTTAATTCATGAGAACACAAAAAGAACAGCAAGAAAAGCAAAAGATACAGAACTCGCTTGTCTTCGGACAAAGTGACCTGTGGGACGTTGTTAATCTTATTCTTGATAAGGCAATCAAGCAAGAAGTTGATTTGGCTATAAATCAAGCCATAGACGAAGAAAAGAGAGCACACCAATCCGGCAGAGCAGATGCACTTGTTTGGATTAAGGAGTTGCTAGAAGACACCAGACAAGAAGCACTTCGTTTGAAAGACAGAAATGCTTCTTGACAAGAATGCTTTTGGTGTTAATGTTTGAAATTAAGTTTCTGCGAACTCTAAACGCTGACTGATGACTACAACTAATGCCGATAACGGAGAGGCACAAAATCCCGTGGAAAACGCTATCGGAAGCGTTCAAACTGAAGAAACACTTGTAAACCAATTACGAGGCATCCTGTTCTCCGACGAACAAGACGAAGGTAATCCCGAACCTGTTCAAGAAGAGGGAGAAGTCCAAACGGAAGACAAGGGTGAAGAAGCAGACGAGTCAAGCGACGGTTTGACTGAAGAAGCGGAAATTACCCCCACGGCAGAGGATGGCGATGATGTTCTTTCACAAGTAGAGAAGCAAGACGAAGGACAAGAACAAACCGGTGTTCAAAAACGTATCGACAAACTGACGGCATTGCGTAAGACCGCTGAAGAGCAGGTTGAAGCGATGAAGCAGGAACTCGAGCAGTATAAGACTAAGGTTGCAGAATTTGAGAAGACTAGCGAAGCGGTGCAGCCTACGGCTGAAAGCCCCTTTGCGGACCTCTCCTCTCAAGACGCAATTAAGAACGAATACGAACAAGCGAGACAAATCAGATATAAGTGCGAAGCAAACCCTGAAGGATTCCAAATGGGCGAAACCTATTTTGACTCCGAACAGGTTAGGAACATGAAACTCAACGCTATGCAAGCAATGGAGGTCCACCTCCCCAAGCAATTGGAGTTTGTAAAGGCTAGAGAGCAATGGAAGCCTATCGCTCAGGAAGCCTACCCTTGGCTTAAAAACAAGGAAGCCCCCGAGTTTAAGATTGCACAGCAGGTTCTGAAGACATTCCCGCAGTTTAGACGTTTCCCGGATTTTGAATTGTTTATCGGTGACTATGTTAGGGGCTTTACCGCCCGAACCAGTCAGATACAGAAGAAGGGGACTGCCTTAAAGCAGACTCCGCAACTTTCTGTCAAGCCTACCTCTACGCAGACACAATCTAGCAGAAGTGATACCTCTAATAGAAGTGCTGAGTCCAGATTCGCAAGAACTGGAACCCGTGAAGACTTGAAGTCCGTGGTGTCAAAATACCTCTAACCCCCCCCTACCTACATACCTACTATGGCTATGCTCACCGAACGCACTCTTTCTCAGGCCAATAAACTTGGTCGCCGTGAAGAGATTGCTAATCTCATCTCCCTTGTTGACCGCAAGGACACTCCGTTCACCTCTATGGCCCGCAAGGGTTCTCAGCCGCAGCAAACGCTGTTCCGCTGGCAGGTGGACTCCCTCCCTGAACCGAAGACAGACGGCACGATTGACGGCACGGATGTCTCCTCTGGCGACTACGAAAACTATGTTAGAGACACCGTTGGTGGCTCGACCAAGCAGTATCGTAACGAACTGGCGGCTCATATTCAAATCTTCCGCAGACAGACCCGAGTTTCTAAACTCACCCAGTCTTCGGTGACGAATATCGCTGGTGTCAAGGACGAACTCGCTAACAACGTCGCTAAGGCTATCACCCTTCTTAAGCGTGACATGGAAAAGACCTTCTGCTCGGCTAACGGCTCGCAGACGGACAACGGTTCCGTTCCGTATAAGACCCGTGGTCTCGACAAGTGGCTCGTTAAGGCTGCCGACAAGGATACCCACGCCGCTACCCTCGTTCCGGACGACTTCTGTCTTCCGTTCAACTCTGGTGACGCTACCTCCTCGTCCATCTCGACTGGTGCTATCGCTGACCTCAACGAAACCCAGGTGCAGAATGTTCTGACCTCTATCTACAAGCAGACTGGTCAGTTCAAGACCTACGACCTCCTCGGTGGTCCCCTGCTGAAGAGAGCGTTCACGAACCTCGTCTACACGACTAAGCAGATTGCTGGTGATGACCTCTCCCCCACGGAGTCCGTCAGAAACTTCAACAGAGATGCGTCGGCTTCGACCTACACATCCTCGGTTGACGTGTTTGAAGGCGACTTTGGCGGTCTGCGTCTGCACCCGTCCCTGTTCCTCAAGAACCACACAGTCGGTTACATCATCCCGTTTGACATGGTGGAAGTTCGCTACGGCGGCAACGTTGCCGAAGTGACCAACCTCCCTGACTACGGTGGTGGCCCTGCTCGTCTCATCGAAGCCGTCGCTGGCCTCGTTATTCACAATCCGCTTGCCTTTGGTAAGTTGGACCTCTCGTAACTGAGGTGTCGGACTTTGTTGAAAGTCTGACTAACGTTATTCCTCCCGACCTTCTAAAGAGGGTCGAGGAGGAACTCCGTTACGGCTGGAATATGGAGCAGGTCAAGATGAAGGCTGAAGCAAAGCAAGATGCCGTCTTTGGACACTCCAACGCTGCTCGCTCCCTTGAAGGGATTGGCGAATTAAAGGCGAAAATCCCCTCCGCCGCTTTCCACTATTGGGGTCATCGACTCGGCTATGAATGCTGGGAAGATAAACAATTTCTTAGAGAATTCATACGAGACAACCCGGAAGTTGCCGTGCGAAACCGCGTTAAGCGAACCTGTGTCAACGGGGCAATATTTGACTCTTCCGGAACTCTTCTTAAATGAGAACCATTGATTTCGAAACCATCCTAGCACAATCTCTGCAACTGACAGGCCTTGATAGGAACAACGTTACGGAACAATCGTTCGAACAAATTACAGACTTCGCCAACAACCGACTTAGGTTTGCTTGGGAATACGATGTCTGGCCTGACTTGGTTCGCATTACCAAGTTTCCCGTGGTTCACCAAGACACAATGCACTACATTGTCATTCCGAACAATAACATTGTTGTCAATACCGAAGGAACGTTTAAGGTTGATATCGGTCACATACTTCAAGTGACTGTTGAAGACCCAAGAGCCAAGGGCAGGGTTAAGGAAATCGGTTTTTCCTTTGACGAATACGAACAACTGCTAGGAAACGGTATCTACGATACAGTCAAAAGAGTTATCGTTGATGATACCGGCAGTTCCGAATTGTATCTTACATACAGAATTGAGTGTCCCAACCTGACTGGCAAACTCTGGAAGACGGGCACTACTTATTACCCCACCCAGACTGCTTATTGGGCTTACCAGAACTCTTTATATTTTGCATCTCCTCACGATGGTATTTACGGCAGTCAAAAGGGCAATTTCTGGAAGTGCGTTACTACAACAAGCGAATCCCCTAACTTATACAGTAATGGGGTTCCTAACACTAATGATAAATGGCAGAAGGTAAAGATACCTATGATTTTTGGTCAATACATCATTAAGGGCATTCATGCTGATTGGCTAAAGTCCGAGATGCAGATTGAGTTTGGCAAGGCTATCGACGTTGATGCCCAGAACCTGCTTGACTCCGAGATACATAAGGCTATTGTTCAGCAAGGCGTTCAGCCTAGAATGAAATTTAACAGAATATACTAACCATGTCTAACATCAAGATTTCCAGCCCGTTTATCCGAGGGTTCACCCATACTGATACTGTGGTTGGCACTTCGATTGTTCAATTGATTGCCGCTGCTCCGCCCGAAGCCAAGAGGGTGCTTGTGGTCATTCAGAACAAGTCCTCCGACAAGACTGTTGAGGTGTTCCTTAACGCAACATCCACCAGCCAAGGCATTGTTATTCCGGCAGGTTCTAATATTTCTGTTGATAACTACAATGGCCCTGTAAGAGTTATTGCATCTGGTGCTGGCGTTACTGTCAACCTCTCTATCGGCAGCATCTAATGAGTATCAGCATCACTACCGGGGTAACTATCCCCGTGAGCGTTGTTGAAGTGGGTAATGAAATTACCCAAGACCAACTCAATGCTATAACAGCGGCTACGCTTCCGTCGGTTAGTAATGTGTTTATCACTCAGAGCCTTTTGACATCTTATGCACTCCTTGCATCTCCTACTTTCACAGGGACACCGACGCTTCCGACTGGGACGATAGGTGTTACTCAGACTTCGACTGATAACTCGACAAAGTTGTCTACTACTGCATTTGTCAAGGCTCAATCGTATCTTACAACATCGTCCGCTTCTTCGACATACCAGACTATCTCCGGCATGTCTTCTTACCTGACGACTTCTGCCGCAAGCACGACCTACGCACCGAAGGCATCTCCTACTTTTACTGGGACTGTTACAATTCCTTCTGGTGCTTCTATTAGCGGTTATCTGACTACGGCTACGGCTTCTAGCACATACCAGACACAGGCCGGGATGTCTTCCTACCTTACTACTTCGACGGCAAGTTCTACATATCAGACACAGGCCGGGATGTCTTCTTACGCACCCAAGGCAAGTCCTAGTTTTACTGGCATTGTTGATATTCCTGCTGGGGCAAATATTGTTGGTTATGCAACTCAGTCTTATGTTACATCGCAAGGCTATCTGACAGATGCACCTAGCAATGGGAATGAATATGTCCGTAAAAATGCGGCTTGGGCTATTGCTACTGGTGGTGGTGGTGGTGGTATTACTACTGCTGATGTTTCATTTTGGCTTACACAAAATGCGTCTTACTTGCAACCAACAGGCATTGCTACTGGTTACGTTCTTTCTTACAATGGAACAAA